CCTCCGCGCCATCCTCGACTTCTTCCGCGCAACCCCACCTACCGATGTGCAGCACGGCCAAGCTCCGCAGGATCTACGCGACGACCTTGCTGCTCGCGTTGCCGATCTGCCTGGGCTGCCAGATGACCAAGGTGGTCCTGGTGCCTCACGGTGATCCGGTGATGCTGGCCAAGCCCGTGACGGCCAGCGTCTATGGTTTCGACAAGGACAAGAAGCTCGTCGGGCCGTCCAATGTGACGCTGCCCGCCGGGTGGTACGTTTTGCCCAAGCAATGAAAAACATCCCAACTAACAAGGCGCTTTATTCCAAGGTCAAAGCCGCCGCCAAAGCTAAGTTCGATGTATACCCGTCTGCTTATGCCAACGGATGGCTAGTGCAGGAGTACAAGCGGCGCGGCGGCAAATACCGAGCCTCCAATGCCAAGTAAACCAAAAGGCGGTCTCAGTCGATGGTTTGACGAGGAGTGGGTCGATATCAAAACCGGCAAGCCGTGCGGACGCCAGAAAGGCGAGACGCGAGACGGCTATCCGGCCTGTCGTCCATCTAAGCGTGTCAGCTCGAAGACGCCCAAGACTGTCGGTGAGATGAGCTCGAAGGAGAAGGCCAAGTTCAAGCGGGAGAAGACATCATCGCAACGTATCTCGTATAAACACAGTCGATGATCACCTACCGAGGCCAGAAATTCGCCGGCTACAACAAGCCCAAGCGCACTCCGGGCGCGTCCAAGAAGTCAGCCGTGCTAGCAAAAGAAGGTGGCAAAGTGCGACTGGTGCGGTTTGGTGATCCCAAGATGCCGATCAAAAAGCACATCGCGAAGAACCGGAGGAGCTTTCGTGCGCGGCACGGGTGCGATAATCCGGGGACCAAGCTATCGGCTAAGTATTGGTCCTGCCGGGCTTGGTGACTTTATGCAGACGAAGTACGCAAAGCTGGTCACGAAACTAAAAAAACAGGGCGCTGATAAACCTCGCGCCCTCGCGGCCTTCATCGGCAGAAAAAAGCTCGGCGCAGAAGAGTTTCAACGCCGAGCAGCTGCTGAAAGACGTAAGTCCGGTTATTAGTAGGCCGACGGCAGTTCGTCGATCGCGTCCTCCGCGTTCTTGGGCGCTACACGGGTCGCCGTCGAGGTGCCCTCGCCCTGTCCGGGTTCGGACGCCCGGACCTTACCAACCTTCTTCTCTAACTCGGCAACCTTCTGCTGGAGTCGGATCACCCGGAGGCGCTCACGCCCGTAGGCCCGCGCACGCAGTGCAACCTGAGCCTGAGCCTTGGTGATTAGGTCCACCTTGTCATCGTAGCCGAGGTCCGCGTCGATGCCCTCACCCTTCAGCGCGATGCGAATCAACGTGTCGCTTTCGTCGAGGAGTTTGTTCCCGTCGTCGTCGCCGTCCTCGCGTGCAAACAACTGCGCGTGCGATTTTTCGTAGTCGGACAACTGGGAATCAAACAGTTGGCGTGAACGCGCTTGGCGCTGCTCCAACTGTTGGCGCTGTTCGATCTCCCGCTGCGAACCTTTTTCTTTCCACTCCGCGATTGATCTGTCTCTCGCTTGGGTTAGTTCAAGGATCCGCCGGCGGTGCGCCATAATCTCCGGGGCTGCCGGCCCAAAGGTCTCTTGGGCGATTATCGCAGCTTTGGCGGTCGGCACGTTCAGGATCGCCATGATGTCTTGGTGATTGGCGTCGCGTTCGGTGCCATCTTCATCGGCCACGCGGATGCCTTCGATGTCGCCCAAGGCGGTCTGCCAGGCCTCGCGCAGCGGGGTCTCGTACTTCTGTTTGTACTCGCTCGAGCGCGTGTAGTTCAAGTAGCGGACCTCAGTGTCAAGATCGGTGGCTTGCTTTCGGATCGAGTCCATCTCGTCCTTCAGCGCCTTGGTGGCCGTCTCAATCTCTTTCTTGGTGCCCTCGGACTTGGCGCGCTCCAACTCGGTGATCTTGGTCGCCAAGTCGTCGCGCTCCTTCTTGGTCAACTCGTACTGCTCGCGAAACTGCTTGAGCGAGGTGGGCTCCGGCTTGGCCGGCTCCGATTTCACAGGTGCGGCAGGCTCAGTCTTCGGCGTGACCAGCTTGTCAAGGTTGAACAGGTCGTCGTTTTTCTTGGGCTCCGGCGCCGCAGGAGCGGCAGGCTGCGGCTCAGGCTTGGCCGCCGGGGCAGGCGCGGGCGCAGCTGGTGCTGGCATAGCCGATCCCATCGGGTTTTCGAGGCCTTGGCCTTCGATCGCGTCGATGCCGGCGAATGCGTCGGCGTAATCGGCGCCACGGTCAGCGGGAGGAGGTGCAGTTTCGGTACTCATTCAAGATTTTGATTCGGTGTTTTCTTCAGTTCGCGAACATCTACCAGGCCTCTCAACTCCTCCAAAAACGCACGTGCGCCGGCGCGCTTGCAGTTGGCATTCCAGCCGTGCTGCGGATTTTCGGATGGCGGGAGGTTCCAGCAGAAATTGTTGAAGGCAGCCAGTAGCGCCGCCTGAAGCTCAGAAGATTCGAGCATTCGTTCGACCGCCTGAAGGCGTGTTTTGTCGCGTTGGAACTCTTGCTTGGGTGTAGGGATCATTGGTTGAGGATGTCGGCTTGGGTCTTGAGATCCATGGCGGCAATGTCCGCACGGGTCATGGCGCCCTTGCGCTGAGCCTCGGCGATCGTGCCGGCATTCTTGCGCTGCTGGTCCTGCTCGAAGGCGACCTGCTTCTGAATGCGCTTCTGCTCGGCGTTCGCAGCGGCAATCTGAGCCTTAGACTGCGCGGTGATGATCATTGACTGGATCTTGGCCGCCGTCTCGGCGTCCATGCCGTTACCAGCGGCGCCGGCCTCTGCTTGGGCTTGGGCCTGCTTTTGGAGGCGCTGCACGTAGCCCTTGATGTAGTTCGACGCCTGACCGAGGCCGTCCATGTAGAGCTTGATGTTCTGCTCCTGGCCAGGGTCCTGCGAGATCTGCTGCACCTGCTGCTCGATGTGCTGCACAACGTTGGCTAGGCCCATGACGCGCTCTATGGTCGGCATACCGCCAGCCTGCTCGATTTTGCCTATCGCGCCGCCAAGCATCTGGAGAAGCGTCTGAATGTACTCGGGCCGGTTGATCGAGGTCGCGATGACCACCGGCTGACCGTCGATGAGCGTGCCCCAAGCCAAGGTTGCTCGCTCGACCGCCGGAGAGACCGGCTTGTTGTCCACCGGAGCGAGACGATTTGCCAAGAGCGGATCGTCGGTGTTGGCCTCGACGTACATATGGACCACCTCGGCCTGTGAGTCGGGTGCCAACAACGGCCGGATAGCCATCAGGCGGTCGGCTTGGGCAATCTCCAGCATCTTGTTGCCTGAGCCCATGACGCGTTCTGGCATGATGTCCCAGCTGTCGAGGTTATTGAACACGGACGGATCGACGCCTTCAGCCTCGCACTTGCGGCGAAACTGGATGCAGTCGGGGTGGTCGATCGTGCAGAAGCGGCGAGCAATTTCGCGGTACTGAAAAGCTTGCTGCGTGTACGCACGTGTGAGCATAGAGCCCATGAGCGCGTTGGCGTTGTTAACGCGGGCCATGACTTCGGTCGCAGTGAGCTCCTTCGAGGAACCGTCGTTTACGTCCTGCGTGTAGGCCGCGCTGGACTCCGACATAATCTGTCGGTGCATGGCCATAGCGCCAGACAACATGGTGTAGTCGAGCGTGTGACGCTCTGATTGCGGCACCCAAGAGAGCCCTTCAGGGATCACACCCATATTGAAGAGGTCAATTTTTTCCATGCGCTCCATGTCGCCGTCAGCGACGTTCCGAAACAACCAAAGCATCTGCTCAAACACGGAGTCGGTAAATTTGCAGCGAATTCGGTTTTGAAGATGGCAGACTGCGTAAAGCAGGTAGCCGAGTGACCGGACAGAGTGCCAACGGAATGGAGGAACCACCGCTCCATCAGCAAATTGAACGTGCATCAACTCGAAAATGTCGCGCCCGTAGCAACGGTCTCCCGGGTTGAACAACCACTGACCAGCAGTCTGCATATTGCCAATTCCGCTGTTATACTGATCTATAATGATGCGGCGTCGCCAAGACGGGTCGTCAGTCGTGGTATCCAAAAAATAAAAATCGTAGCAACGCAGCACTGGTGTGGCGTCGCTACCCCAGTAGCCGGAATTCTCCTTGAAGTCCTCTTCGATCTTCTCAGGGAAGTATTGACCGGACCAGTCGTTGACTTGGAGGCTTGTTGCCTCGCGTGAAATCATGGCGGCCAAAAGCTCATTTACCAGTTCAATATTCCAGCCAGGATCTACATTTTCGCCGCGAGTCATGCGAATCAAGTCAGCTGCGGTAAATGAGGTGTAGATGGCAAAATGCTGAAGGTTTTCCATCGTCGTCAACGTGTTGGTAGGCACAAGAATGTCTTCTGTACCTCGCGCTGACGGGCACCAGTCTCGATCCCTTAACCACGTCACAGGGCCAATGCCGTGCAGAACTGTGGCGGCAAGTTGCGACTCAAGCACTGTCGAGTATTTGGGCGACCGCTTGATGACGCGGTTCAGTTGTTTTGTGATGATGTTGCCCCATTGAACACGCTTGTCTCGCGGCCCAATGTCCAAGCTGACCGAAAAGTAGTTTTGTGGCTTCAGCAACGCGTTCGTAAACTGCTGGCGAGCCGCATGAATGATTCGGGTGCCCTCAAGAAAATTGACGTTGGTTTGAATGCGATTGTCCCTGGCCTCCTCAGTCGAGTAGGGAGGGTTGCCGTTGAAGACAGCGTTGATGCGGGCTCGGTTGCGCGAGCGCGGCTGTTCCGCTTCGAGCATGGCGCTGACGACGCTCCAAACTTTGAATGGTTCCTTAAAGCTCATCGGGCATCACCTTGAAGACCGCTCTTGAAAAATCCAACAATTATCAGGCATTTGATGATCGTCGATGTACGACAGGGGAACCCAAACCTTTAGCCTAAGGTAACAGCCGCAAACGTCGCAGGTGCCGGCCGAACCTTCACCCTGAAGAAACATGGCCATGTTGTTGCGGGCCTGTTCCTGCTCAAGGATTGCCTCTGCGACTGTTTTGGTGATTGACCGCGCATCGGTCGGCTTGTTGTGCAGGCAACGGTTGCAGGTGTCGAGGCGTTGCTGCGCTAACTGGCGATCAACAGGGACGCCGCCGTCTCCAAGCCATTCGGCAAGAATTCGCGCACCGGCGGCGGTTTGCCGGATCCTATCGACCGCACGTGCGACAGCCTGAAACCCTTCGTTGAGCATACGTTGTAGCGGGTGGCGTGGCCGAAAGCTGAGGAAGACGGGCGCGGGTGTAGGCCTCCAAGTCAGATGCTGCCTGCTCAGGCGATGCAGGTAGGCAATTTGCCGTGCGGTGCTGCACAATCAGGTTGACCATGTCTGCGAACCCATAATTTAGCACGTTTTGGGGTGCCCACTTGGTTCTCGGCTCATAGAACTGCCAACCACCCGGAGGAAAAGTGTCGCGATTCATGGCAAAGATTTAGAACGGCAGATCGTCGCCGTCGAGATCAGCCTTCGCGGCAGGTGCAGGAACTGGTTCACGCCGAGGGGCCGAAGCAGGCCCCTCCTCGCGCCCTTTCAGGAACTGAAACTGCTCGATCACGATGCGCGTAACGGATTTCTTCTCGCCGGTCTTCTTGTCCTCCCACTCGTCCCGCGATAGACGCCCTTCGATCATCAGGGGGTGACCCTTTTTGACGTACTGAGCAAGCACCTCGGCCTGTTTGCCAAAACTTCGGCAATCGGCGAAGTACACATCCTCCCTGTCCTCCCCTGCTTCGTTTTTCCAGCGGCGATTGACCGCCATTGAGATTCCGCAAACAGCCGCGCCCTTAGGCAGGTGCTTGAGTTCCGGGTCGCGGGTAAGGTTTCCGATCAGGATGACTTTGTTGAATGAGGCCATGATTACGAGTAAGTAAGCGAATGTTGAGCTTCCACAGACCGACGCTTGTCCGACATACGCGTCAGCCACTTGGGCATCTGCCGCTTGACAATACCGACACCCTGTCCGCCTGCAATCTCAAAACCTGTGCGCCGTGCCATTTCGAGTGCCACGACAAACGAATCCCACAGGTCAGGCGATCGCCCCATGCGCTCCTTGGTTTTCTGCTTTGGCTCCACGTCGATCAGTCCAGTGCGGGCGATGCCCCATTCGCGCATCGAGCCTTCCTCGGCTACCTCCCGGGACAAGCGGCGCAGCTGGCGGCTTTCAATCAGCAGGCGTGACGAGTACCAGAGTGCCGTCACCATCTTGCCGTAGGCTTCCCGCTCGGTCTTCGCATCTCCCTTGCGAACCGGGCGATCAAGCGGCTTGCCGCCAAACTCGATCGGGACGACCTGCGGGGACCAGAGGCGGGCGAACGCGGACATCAGCGTTCCTCTGCCCGTCGAGTCGAAGCCGACGTTTTCAGGCGGGATGTTGCGCTGCTTGCAGTAGAGCATGACGTACTCGGCAATCTGCTCCTCGGCCTGCTGGGCTTTGACAGCGGTTACGGGGACGACAACGGGCGCCTCGGCAAATGCCAGCACCACCTGCCCGCTTGAGTTTTCGCCGAACTGAAGGTCTGTGATGACGCAACGGTCGCCACCCACGCCTGAGTAGGCGGCGTCGATGCCAATGACCCGGGTGATCTTGTCGGCGCGGTTCCAGACTACGTCATCGAACGCCTGATTCTGCTCGCACAGCGACATCGTGACGACGCGCCTAGTGCCACCGTCTCGAGGCAGAAGCCCCAGATTCATCATCGAGAACTGCAACGAGTCCCGGCCGTAGTAATCGAGGTCTGCCTGAATCTGCTCTGGCGTAATAATGCCTTGGTACGGGTTGGTGCCCTTTGGAAACTTTGCGTTCGGTGTGTCGTAGCCGCACAGCTGGACCGCCACACCTCCAAGCGCCCGCGTTTTCCAGGTGCGCGTCTGCTCGAGGTACTCAAGACCCTCCCACCCGCCGATAGACGAGTGCGGCTCACAAACCACGCCAAGCGCGTCGTTGCGGTCTTTGGGGTTTCCCATGGCGATCAACTTGAACTCCGGGTTCTTGCGAAGGTTTGCCACCGAATCGAGAAACCCTCGACCCATCAGCGACGCCTCGTCGGCGATGAGCATGACCCGATCGTTTTTGAGGCCGACGTAGTTTGACAGACCGACAAAGGTGCCGCCGACCTTGCACGCAACCCCAATAATGCCGTCGCGGAAGTCCTGCGCCTCGGCTTCCTCATCGGAACTGGTCAAGATAAACCGGCTTTCGATTACGCGTCCCGGAAGCCACTCGCGCTTGGCCTTGGCCTTGTTGTGAAGCTCCTTGATCGAACCCCAGATTCGCAGCTGAAGACCTTCACGGGTTGTCGATGACATGATGATCGAGGTTCCGGTGGGGTAGATATAGAACGTGCAAAGCCCGTAGGCCGCCGAGTTGTAGGTTTTGCCCGACGAACCTGGCCCCATGATGCCGACCTCTTGGTTTTCGACGAACGTGCGAATCAGCAGGTCGGACCAGTCATGCCAGTCGAAGTGCGGCCAGAGGGCCGTCATGGCCTGCCGAAAGTGGTGGTATTTGCCGAGCCCATACCTGACGCCGCCGTGATTGATGTAACCGCCTTTGCGGACCATCTCGGCCTCAATCAGGAAGCGGTCTTTTGTACGCCATGGTATGGACAGGTACTCGGCGCTTTCATTCATCTTGCGGGAATGCTGGGATAGGTTTTTAATCGGTTCAAGCGCTATGGTCGCCGAAAAAAATCGTATTGTAGACGGCCTGCTCACCGCTGAGGGCGGGGTTGACAGCGGATTTTCGCCGTCCTTGATCCAACCTAACCAGCTGGCCTGGGCGGTCAACACGACGGTGCGCGGCGGGTTTCCCAAGGCACGGCCAGGGATCTGGGTAAAGAACTTGACCTTCCCGGACCCATCGGTCGTCTACAACAACGGATACTACAACGCGACTGTCCAACAGGCGTTTTTGCAGGGATTTTTTCAAGGCTGCGGGACCTACATCACCGATGCGGGAGACCCATATTTGTTTGCGTCAATAGGCGGCAAGGTCTTTCAGATCGACATCAACAATGGCTTTGCGGTGTCCGACTTGACTCCGATAGGTATCACGTTTCAGGTGTTGACTCGCGGCCGCGTTTCCAATGTAGCGACCTACGTTACCAACGGTCCCCACGGCCTTTCGGTTGGCATGGTGGTTCGTTTGGTTGAACCGCCCGGTGCGTTTTTTCCGGCCGGGTTCTTTGGTGATTTTGTTGTCGAGACCGTCCCAAGTCCAACGACCTTCACCACGTTCTCCCCAGGCATTGATGCAGGGCCGTTGCTTGGGCCACCGTTCAACTGCTACCAGCTGTTGACCAACAACCCGCAGGCTACGCACGTTTTTTTTCAACAGGCTGAAAACTGGCTAATCATTCAGGATCAGCAGTCGCCTCCGTTTCTTTACAACGGATCAGCGTTGCGCCGGGCAACGAATGAAGAGGTTCCCGTTGGCGGCCCTATGTGCTACGGCAAGGGCAGACTTTGGGTAGCCAATGGATCTGAGTACTTTGGTGGAGATCTTGTCTACAGCGACCTAGCTTATGGCCGCAACAGCGTCATTCGATTCACCGAGAACACGTTCCTCAATGAGGGTGGCGCCTTTGCCGTCTCTAACGGACCGATTACCGGGCTAGCGTTTGCAGCAAACCTTGATACCGCGCTTGGAGACGGGGACCTGCTGGTCTTTACGCCCACCGCGACCTACGCGTTTAACGCGCCTGTTGATCGCGACGTGTGGAAAGACCTTGACTATCCGATCCAGCGGTTCGCCCTGTTAAACTTCGGCTCGTTCAACCACGAATCCATCGTGCCAGTGAACGGCGACCTGTTCTTTCGCGCTCAAGATGGCATCCGATCCCTGATTTACGCCCGGCGGGACTTTACCGAGTTCGGTAACACCCCGATCAGCAGGCAGGTCGTGCGTGCCTTGGCCTACGACACGGAATACTACCTTACGGCCGCGTCTGCCGTGAACTTCGACAACCGGATGCTAATGACCATCCAGCCGCGCAAGGTCAACAACCGTGGCATTGTCCACAGCGGCATGGTGGTTATGGACTTTGATCTCGTTTCCGGAATGGGTCGCAAAATCCCGCCGGCATGGGAGGGCGTCTGGACCGGCGTAGACGTGTTCCAGATGGTAACGATTCGCGTTCGGCGCACGGAACAGTGTTTTGTGTTTGGCCTCAATCAAGGCAACATCGGCCTGTATGAAGTCACTAAATACGGCCAGTTCGACTTTGACGGGTTTGATGATGCCCCGATTGACTGGACCATTGAAACCCGATCGCTGACGTTTGCCGAGCCCGCCAACAAGAAGCGCCTAGTGAGCGCGGAGCAGTGGTATGACCAAGTAATGGGCAACATCGAATCCAAGGTCTATTTTAAGGCAAACGAAAGCGAGTGCTGGCAGCCATGGGCAGAGTTTAAGGACTGCGCGAAGTACCGAAACTGCGAGCCCGGGGAAATTTCCTGCCCGCCGGCGGTGATCAGCTGCCAAGAGGTCAAATACTACCAGCCGCCCGCCCGGTCCCGCATCGCGCTTCCGCAGCCTCCGGACAAGTGCGACGTGCAGACCGGAGGGTTCACCCGAGATGGTTATGAGTTCCAACTCCGCTACGTCAACACGGGCAGGTTTCGCCTCAAGCGTGTGGCGATGGTTGCTCAACGCCTTCAAGAGGATCTTTACGGGGACCTCAGTCGCGTCGCCTGCCCGCTACTCTCAGCCTGATATGCCATCATCCAACCCAGTCGATTACGGCGCTGATCCCTGCGGGTTTAGAAACAGCGCGTGGGCGATTAACGAGTGCTTGCAGGCCGCAAAACGCTGCGACTTCCCGGAGGGCACGTTCCTGCTTGGATCGAGCCCAGGGGCGAAGATCATTAATCGGTTTCGATTCGGCGATATTGCAACCTTTACGACCTCAACCCCACACGGGTTGGTTGTTGGCGAAAAAATTACGTTGTACGGATTCACCGACTCGACGTTTAACGGTACAGGGCCACTCCAGTTTGGATTTACCGTTACGGCAACGCCAACCCCGACTACGTTTGCCGCCACGGTGCCGGGACCAAACTCCGCTCTGGTCGTCGAAGATGGCTGGATCAACCTGATTGGCGGCGGTTACACGTCGTCGTTGATAATGGGATTTCCGCCGTTCAACGGAGTCATCAACAACATCGTGTTTACTGGCAAGGGGATCGGCAAAACGATCGTTAAGTTCGCGGATCGAGCATCGACCAAGAGAGGAGACACCTTTGGCTTCAACATCCAGATGCTTAAGGTGACCGGCGATTATCCTGGATCCGGAACGGCTGTCGGGTCGCCGGGATCTTATCCAGGAGTTCCAGTTTTCGGACTCAACTGCAAAAACACGGTGATCGAGGGGATCACCTTCGATGGCAATTACACGAACAACTCCATCGCTGACGAAAAAATCACTGCGGTTGAACGCGTCAACGGAATCAACACTTATTACACCGAGGTGCCACTGTACGATCCCGGCATTCAATTTACTCAATTTTACGCATTGCCTCCTCCATCGTACACTCCTCCCGTTATTCCGGCACCATACACCAATGTTAGCGCCTACAACCAGTACATCAGTAACGTAATTACTACAGGCACGTCAAACGATCTTACATTTGGGGGTTTCGGTCAAATTGTCAATTTGACTGCTCAGAGTTTTCAAAGGGATTTGCGGGTGGTGTTGATCGAAGGGCGAATCAATCAATTTGGGTATGCTATCTACACGAAGCACCCGCAGTGGAACTATGGTTTTACAGTAAACGACACCATCACCGTCACTGGGTTCACAAACCCAGATTTAAATGGAACATTCATTGTTGCAGGATTTGTTCCCGTAACACTTGAGGCATATTGTCTAAACGCTGGAACAGCGACCGTGTTTTCGATGCTAGGGTACGAACGGTTGACCAACGTGGCAACCTACGACACCTCGCTGGTGCACCCGTTTGCACCTGGAGACACGGTCGTCATTTTAGGGTTTGCGGACGCTACGCTAAACGGTACGTTCGTGATTACAAGCATTCCATCACCAAATCAGTTCAACTGTGCAAACGTAGGCCCGAATACCGGAGTCGTCGGGGACAGCGGGTCTGTCTACAAGGTAATTTCCGAAAACGCCCGTGCATGGACCGCCCCAGACGTGCCGCTGACACCGCAGACCAAGGCGGGGGTCAATTCGCTGATCACGGTGGCCGGAATCAATCACTCTGGCGAAAACGGCCTATTCCAAAACCTTCAGTTCTACGATTTTGGAGTTGGAATTGCAGACGCGGAGACGTTCCTACTCAAATCGTTTCTGTCCATGGATGTCGCGCCGATGACCAAGGGCGCTACGGTCAAAAACGTCGATTTCGGGTATCAAGGCAGGAACTTTGTCCAGAGCGTCCTGTACCCCGGCCAGGCCGAGTCCAACACTCAGTGCGCGATCGGCGGGTATTCCGCGTTGCAGAACCCAATCAACGTCGTTTCAAGGTCGGCGGGCATTGCCACCTTTACCTGCGTCATGCAGCACACGTTGCGGGTTGGGGATGTGGCAAGCGTTTCGATGACCTACGTTTCTTTTGTACAACGAAACGCCAGCATTGCTACATACACCACAGCGGGAAGGCACTTTGTTAACACCGGCGAACAAGTCACAATCAGTGGAATTACGTTTGATGGGTCCTTCAACGGAACATTTGTTGTCTTAGCAATTATCGACGACTTCAATTTTACCGTCTCTCAAGTTTTGCCAAACGTCCCAAATACGTCTGTCAGCAATTTTCCGCTTGTTTACGCTAAATCAGCAATAGTTTCAGTGCCAGACAACAAGCGTTTTACAGTTGCCGCACCCGGCCCCGACATTCTCCCCGGCCTCTACCTTGACGGCAACGTCATTATGCTGCGCGCCCAGCGCATTTTCGCCAGCGGCTGCGTATTTGAGAAAAATCGTATTACTGGCGGATCGAATGTCATCAACCAGCAAAGTCCAGTAACGGCAATAACCGTTCGAGACACCGACGGCGCGGAGATCTGCGACAACAACTTCGATAATTTTACAGGCACCTGCTTCTACGTTGATTCGTTCTATCATTACCGGACACACATTCACCGCAATTCATGCTACAACATTTCGGCGTTTGTTGCGCTGGTTGTTCAGGACTGGTACAGGTTGACATCTGATCAGCTTTTTTCGGTCAACACGGCCGCGCACAAATCAATGTTGATTGAGAACAACGATGTGCTGCTGACCGGACCCAACTCTTGGTTTTACCAGACTGCGTTTGCACCCCTCGACGCTCCTTTCCTGATCAACAACCACGACGTGGATCGGTCTGAATGGTACTACCCGACGGACTACCGAGTGCCGATTTCAACTTCCACGCGGGCTGCTGGCATTTCCACTCACACGACCGCTTCGGCGCATGAGCTTCAGGCAGGCATGACGGTCTCTGTCGTTAGCGTTCCAGACGGCACATTCAATGGCGTTTTCACGGTCACCAGCACGCCATCGCCGACGACGTTCACCGTGGCTAACGCCGGGACATCAACGACGATACTCGGCGGCGCCAACTCCTGCGTTGGAATCAATGAACCCATTCAGTTCCCGTGGGAGGTTCGCCCGATTGGGTTCCAACGCACCGCTGGCGTGGCCACTTACACAACCAACAAGGCGCACCATCTCCAGTTGAACTGGCACGCCACGGTCGAGGGCTTCAGCGATTCTAGCTTCAACGACGAGATCATTGTGACAGGCACGCCGACCGCGACGACGTTTACCTGCGCGAGCCCGGGACCTGACGTTGCGTTCACGTCGGAGGTCGGCAACTTCTTTCGGTACGTGGACGACATCCAGATTGGATGCAACACCGTGCGCCGCTTGAGCGGCAACGGACTGGTTGTCAACAATGGGGGCACCTTCGGCGGATTGTTTTTGCAGGGGCGCCCAACGCGCTGCGTTGCACCGCTAGACCAATTTTTCTATTTTGATTGTCCTGAGGGCTGTTTGGGTCTTGAATGCGACCCAGGCCCGTGTAAGCCAAACGACTACGCCTACCGCATCTAGCCATGCCTGAGATAAACCTTACTGCCGGCACTTTGCCGCCGCCTGCCTGCTACGCCTCGGAGCAGGAACGCCTAGAGGCCTACGCGGCCGCTCTGATCGCGCAGTTCAATGCGCCGGCAGAATGGGCAGCCAATGCGGTCGCACCCTTTGACCTTGCGCTTTACTGGCTACGTTTAGATGCCAGCAACAGCCCGGTCGAAGTCTTAAAATACAACACGGCAGCAGCAGGCTGGGCGCGCCTTACGACTCAGTTTACCTATGGAATCGGTGGAGGCGCCTTAAACGCCTACACGCTAACCTTAACGCCACCTTCGCCAAGCATCAACCAAGCCTACCGCACAGGAGTGGCCTACGCGTTTGAGGCTGCCGCCGCCAATACGGGAGCAAGCACTCTTTCGGTTGATGGCTTTACTGCAAAGGCGATCACAAAGTTCGGCACCACGGCGCTTGCGGCCAACGACATTGTAAACGGTCAGATGTGCGTTGTGGTCTACGACGGCACGCGTTTTCAGTTGCTGAATCCAGGGTTAAACATTGGGCCGTCCGCCTTTACCCCGGGAACAGACCGCCAGTTCCTGCGGACCAACTCAACTCCGGCCACGGTTTGGGAGTCGGGGTACATTACGCCAGTGGCAAACTATCAGGCGATTCCGGCGGCGGGCGCGTCGGTTACGTTCTCGCACGGCTTGGGTGTGGATCCGCTCACCTGGGACATCGGAATTATCTGCACGGACGCAGGCGGGGATGCGGGGTATGCGGGGGTCAATCCGGCTGGTGGAGATTACATCTCAGTCGGCAGCATTCTGCGGTCAGGTTTATCAGAAAGTGATCTTCGGGTAACCTCGTACTCAAATACTACGACCATAGGGCTTGTACGAAGCGATCAGGTGGCAGGATTGGCCGTAAACCACAAAACTACCGGCGTGTTAACCGTCATCACCGAAGCCAAATGGAAAGTCATGGCCCGAGCCATCCGCTGACATGAGAAAGACCCTCGCCCAAGCCAAGAACTCCACGATTCCTCAGGCCGTCGGTCTGGCGACGTGCGACGACCGCTTCGTCCAGCTGCTCAACGAGGCGCAGGCAAGGCTGGCGGAAATGGGCAAGTGGTGGGGAACCTATAAAAAGCTCCGGGTCTGCGTGACCGCTGGCTGCATTACTTGGCCACGTGAGGTTAAGACGGTCGAGACGATGAACCTTTGCGGCTACAATATACCTGTTCGCAATCAATGGTATGAGTTTCAGGCCGACGAACGGGCGCCACGCACCGGGTGTGGCCGCGAAGGCTGCGAGCAGGACCAGCTGCTGGATCGCGGCATGGTCTACCAGTACCGGGACTTCACCGGCGCATCCAAGATCCGCGTCTACCCCAGCTTGACCGCTGACGCCGGCAAGCGCGTGTTGCTCCAGGGGTTAGATGCTGGCACGGGCCAACCGATTCGGACGCTCGATGCGGTCACCGGCGAATACGTTTGGGGCGAGTATGTCACGTTGCCGAACCCGGCAGTGACCGCCTACGTCGAGACCACGAACACCTTCAAGGTGCCGGGTTTGACCGGCGCTCAGAAACCGCTGACCCAAGGCAGCCTGACGATCGTCGCCTACAACACGACCACGGCGGTCCAGACGCAGATTGCGATCTGGGGTCCCAGCGAGCAGAACCCGGAGTATCGCCGGACGTACCTGATCAATATGCCGGAGGTCTGTGGCGCAAACGGTTGCAACGGGGGCGCGCTCAACGACTGCATCGACCACGGTGACGGTTGCGTGCCGGCCGATGAAGCCTGCACGAACACGGTGGTCGAGGCCATCGTGCGCTTGGAATTCATCCCAGCTGTCGTGGACTCGGACTGGCTGTTTATCGGGAACCTTCAGGCCGTGAAGCACATGATGAAGGCCATCCAGAAGGAGGACCGCAACCAGTACACCGAGGCCGAGCGCGAGATCCAGCTGGCGCTCCGTGCTCTGCGGAACGAGTTGGAAGCCTACAGCCCGAACGAGCGCAGCGTGATCAACGTGCAGCCGTTTGGATCAGCCAAGATCGAGTATCGTTTTGGAGGGTTTATCTGATGGAGGTCGCCCCGACACAACCTGTGACGTGGCTGGATTTTCTGGCCACCGAAAGCGTGTCGTTCGACGAAAGGCTCGATCGCTGGGAGGCGTTCGTTGCGAACTTGCCGCCGCAGGAGTGTCCGTTGAAGCACACGTTCCCGGAGGGGATGTACGTGCGGGAAATCTTCATGCCGGCGGGGTCGGTGATCACCAGCCGGATCCACAAGTTTGACAACCCGTTCTTCATCACCAGAGGCAAGGTCACTGTGGTCAGCGAGAACGAGGGATGCGTCACCTACACGGCGCCCTACTCTGGCATCACTAAACCAGGCACTAGGCGCGTGTTGCTGATCCATGAAGACACGGTGTGGACCACGGTTCATCTCAACCTTGATAACAAGACCGATCACGAAGAGCTTTTGAACGACCTCACCTACGTGAGGCAAAACCAATACTTACCATGTCATTCGTAGCCACAGCGGTTGTTGGAACAGGTCTTGCGGTGGGTGGAATTGGTGCGGCAGTTGGCGCCAATCAGGCCAGCAAGGATCGCAAGGCAGCACGCGCAGCAGCAAATATGCCCGGGTTGGATATTGCTTCGGCCATTGGCGAAGCCGAACAGCTAACACCGAGGACCCGCGAGCTTGAGGCTCAACGCAATGCGTTTGCCCGCGCTCAACTCCTTGAGTCGCTTGGCATTCAGGTGCCGGGCTACCAAGAGGCGCAAGCTCAGCGGACACAAAATGCATTGGCGCTCCTGCGGGGTGAGTTGCCGCCCGACGTGCTGGCACAGGTGCAGCGGCAGGCTGCTGCGAGATCGCTGGCGGGAGGTTACGCCGGAAGCCAAGCCGCAGCCAACCTTACAGCCCGAGACATTGGCCGCACGTCGCTCGCATTGCAGCAGGCGGGAGGTCAACAGTTTGCCAACATCCTTGGAACGACGCCGCTCGCGCAAATGGCGAACTACGAGTTTACACCGCAGATGATTGCCAACATTCGGGCAGAGGAGCGCGCCAAGAAGCAGGCCGGTCTTATGGGTGTCACAACCATGCCAAGCGCCGGAGGAATTGCGACTGGATACTTGGGGTCCCTTGGCTCCGGTCTCACCAACTTAGGATTTGGGGCGCTTGGACAGGGTGGCTTCAAAACTGGCGGTGGTGGCGGTGGAAATAATTGGTCCGGACCCGGTGTCGGGACTGGTTCTGGGCCTGAACTCGGAATCGTTGACGCAGGATAATTTATGGCCAACCCCTTCTCAGGACTCGAAAACATCGGACAGTCGTACCTCGCCGGCGTGCAGCTGGCCAACCAACGTCAGGCGCGTGAGGATGCCATCGCGCAGCGGCGGGAAGAGGCGCGAGTGCGCGAGAGGTATTATCAGGACCTTGTTGGTCAACGCGCTGAAGCAGCAAAGCTCGCCGCCCAAGGCCGTGAGGATGCCATCAAGCAGCGGGAGGAAGAGGCGCGAGTGCGCGAGAGGTATTATCAGGAGTTGATTGATGAACGGCAGGCCCAGCGCGAGGCGCAGTTGAGAGCGCGATTTGACCAAGCAGCTGCAATGTTTGGGCAGGACCTAGTACTGGCCGACGGAACCCCTGATTATGCAGCCTCCGCCTTGAGGCGCGATCGCCGATTGCAGGGAGAACAGACTGCGGCCGCCGAGGGTGAGCTTGCGGCTCTTTACGGCACCCAGCCGCCGCTAGCACCTGAAATCGTTGCCAGTCCCGCGTACCAGACCGGAAGGATTCGCGGCACGGCCAAACGGTTGGCCGATGAGCGAGCAGAAACCATTGCCATGATCCGGCGCGGGTATGTACCCGTTGACCAGGAACTGCCGCCTGAGGTCGTAAGTCAAATCGAAGATCTTTCGACTCCTGACATTTTTTCTGGCGCTATGCGAGCGCCGGTGGCTCCAGCGCCGGGGGGTGAAATTAGATCGGTTGGTGGCCGTCGCTTTTTGGCTCCGGCACCGGCCGCCGAAAAACCAAAAAAGGCAGGCACGGTGAAGTTTACCACCCCCGGCGGCGAAGAGGTTTCGATCGACTTGACGCCTGAGGCGGCCCGCGCATTGCAAGCCGAACGCCTTGCGTCGGTCGATAAGGAGCCCGATCCCTTCAGCGACATCGACGAGGCGGAAAAGGAACTCAAGCGTTTGGCCGGTCGTGGGAAGGATGTTGAGGTCAACGTCTACGAAGACGATCAAGGCAACATCAAAGTCCGCAAGGATGCCTTTGGATTTTATGGCGAAAGCGCGGGGCTCACGCCGGATGAGGCCAAGGCGCAACTGGATGTGCTACGCAAAACTCGCAAGGAGGCTCTTGGCATGACCCCCTCCGAGCCCGTTCCCGCAAACCGCGCCGAGGCCGCCGCACGCGACCGTCGCGTCACGCCGATCGGCGTTCTGACAAATCTGCCTCCGATTACCCAACGCGTTCGCACCAACGCGCTGCCTCCAGTTGTCAACTCGCTGGCGCCGGTCTCGCCGGTTTCTCCAGAGAGCCTGCGCGGCTTGGACGCGGACGAGTTAAGGCAGGCGTTGCAGGGGGCAGGCGTCCCAACTGCTGCTGGCACCAACAGCATTCCCTTGGGTCAAATGCCCGGGTCATTTGACACCATTATGCGTTTGCCTCGCGGCCGCGCCCCGATTGACCTTTGACCCATGCCTATCGAGATCGACTTCGGCCGGGAACTGGGGGCTGTCGCTTTTCCAGACGATGTCACTGAGGAGCAGGCGCAGCAGTACGCCCGCGAGAACTACCAAGCGATCCGCCAAAAACTGCTTCAGCAGCGGAGGGATGAACTCGCTGCTGAGACCGAACGCGAGGAGAGGACCAAGTTTCAGCTGGGGCAATACGGGGCGCTGGAAACGGTTGGAGGGCAGCTTTACGAAGCGCCTCGCGCCGCTGGCAGAATGCTTGGATCAGCACTCAAAGGCGCGGCCAACGTCATGGAGTGGCTACAGCCTCCGGATGTCAATCCCGAGACCGGAATCCCGGTCTGGGTGAACCCTGAAACCGGGGTTCCGATTCAAAAACCGGCTCCAGTTCCAGTTGAGCAGACCTCGATTTTTCAAACGGGCCAGCAACTGACTGAAATTGCTGAAGGGTTACCGTCCATCCCAGGGGCCGCAGAAACCATTCCCGGACAAGTCATGGGTGGCGTTGGATCTGTTGCGGGCTTAGTGCCAGCTGCTCTTGTCGGGGGACCGTTTGCAGCCGGAGGGGTTTACGGTCTGTCGGCAGGACAAGAGGCATTGGAAGATGCGCGTCGAACCATCAATAAGCGCATCGCGGAACGATTGGCGATCGGGGATTTTGCCGGTGCAGACGAGTTGCGCTCTCAGTTGCCAGAAATTGAAGCCACGGCGTTTGCTCTGACCGCGCCAATCGGTGCTGTCACCGAGGGCGCACTCGGTCTGGCCGGCCGCGTTGGACGTATTGGGCGCGGTCGCCCAACCATCGGCGGCATAGGGTCAAAGATTGCGGAACGCATGATACCAAAGGCTGCCAGCGTCCGCACGCAGAACATGATCCGTGGCGGCATCGAAGGCGTCGCGACTGAGGGGCTCCAAGAATCGCTTGAGCAAACGCTTGGAAACATGGCGGCAAAAGTCACCTATGACCCCGAGCGCGGAGTCATGGATGGCGTCGCCCAAGCCGGATTTATTGGAGCCGCTACCGGCGGTTTTGTCGGCGGAACGGTTGGTTCTCGGAAGAATCTCGGCGCTGCCAACGCGGTCGCCGAGGCCACAGGCGCGGACCCGTCCAACCCGCTGCCCCGTGCGACGGCGACGTTGGCCGGCATCCAAGACGGCCCCGAACCCGCCGGCCCGATTGACATTGAGCCTGAGATCACGCCGGAAGAGGTGTTGCAAAGGTCGCGGGAGCTTGGGATTCCGATGCCGGATGAGGTGCCAACCACCCCGACCCCTGCTCCTGCACCTACGCCGGCCACGCCGGCCGCCGCCGCTCCCACGCCGGTGCCTGCCCCTGCCCCTGTCCCTGCACCCACGCCGCCCACTCCTGCCGTCGCTGTCGCACCCGGAGAACTCGAGGCCGACGAGCAGGCCGAACTCGATTCGCTGATCGAGAAGGAGGCTGCTGGCACGCTCACCGAGGACGACAGCATCACGTTGTCCGCTTACCGTGCCCGACTGGGCATACCTACAGAAATATCAACCCCCACACCCAGTGCCATTCAAGAACAAGGCGCAGATGAAGGCGTGCTTCGCCGAGAAGAACCGCAACCCGAAGTCCAAGTGGAACTGCCGGAAGTGGCTGAAGGAGAGCGGCCTCCCGAAGGAGCCGGGGCCGAAGCCCAAGTCACCCCGGAAGAAGTCCAGCAGGTAAAGGCGGAGGTGGTGCCGGAGGCTGCCCCGGCGCCTGCAACCCCAGCTGTTCAATCCGCGAAGCTCCCCAAGGATCTCGCTGGCGCCAAGCCGCGCTACAACATCTCGATGGATGCCTATCTGCCGAGGTTTGACAGCGACTTCGATCTGGCCGCGTTCATTGTTACACAGAAGGTTCCATCAAAGCGCGACGCTGATTACCTCAAGTGGGCTGTTGAGCAATCAGGGATGACTCCCGAGCAAGTCCGTCAACACGGGCTGAAGGTTCGCGCTGAACTAAAGCAACTAGCATCGCAGACAAAGGGGGGCACCTCGCAAAAGCCGGCCGCGTTGACTGTGTCGGCGGTGGCGATCACGACACCGGAGGTGAAGGTTACAGCAACTCCTGCTCCAGCCCCAGCGCCTGCGCCTGCGCCCACTCTAGCCCCCACCCCCGCAGCCGACCCTAACGAGAAGCTCGCCGCGTTTATCGAAGATGTAGACGGCGCGATCACGAATCTTGAATCGCCGGCCAAGCTGCGTGCGATGGTCAAGAAGGCGGTTGCCGCTGGCCACATAACAGCCAGAGACGCTGCTGAGATCGCCAGGGTTCAGAAGTCCATGGGAAGCGCCGAGGACACGACCGACGCGTTTGGTGAGTTTGCGAGCTACCTGAACAGAGAGTTGGAGAAGCGGCGGAAGGCGCCGGCGGCGGCTGCGGCGGCTGCGGCTGCGCCTGCCAAACTTATTTCCACCGCACCGGCCACAGAGCCTGCCCCTGCCCAAGCGCGAGAGGTCCAAACCCCTCCAGCCGAAAAGCAGGCCACCGAACCGCTGGCTCCGAAAGCCCAGAAACAATTCCTGCTTGCACAGATCGACGAGGCTATCGCCGCTGCGCCCGAAGAGGCGACCTCGGAGACCATTCGCATCACCGTTCCCGGAGATGGCGAGTTTACGCTGCTCAACTACAAGGCTGCGTTGACTCGCTTCAAGGATCTCGCCAAGCAGTTTCCGGTAAGCCCACTTGGTGGCGAACCAAAAATGCGGACGGAAGCCAAGCAGGCTCTGCGTCTTGGAACGCTGACGCTGAAAAACGCCCTGAAGTCTGGCGCTGAAATGGCGGCAGACCCATCCCAACGCAAAGACGCACCTATTACGGCGATTTTTTCGGACGGCAATCGGATTGTCGCAACTGATGGCAAGACGTTGCTCCAGATAAACGTGAACGCCGGCGGCACAACCGCCAAGCCGATCACGGTCGATGAAACCGGAAAACCGAAGGTCTTCGACACCAAGTACCCAAACGTTGATCAAGTCATTCCGCAAACCACGACCATCGTTTCGCCGAAGATCAACACCGAGCGGCTCTTTACGGTGCTGACGCAGGCCAATCAGGCGGCGTTGGATCCTGATTCCCGCGATCCGGTCCGCGACGCAACCGCGCAGGTGGTCCTTAACCGCGACGGTTCCATCGGCGTGTTTTCAGAAGTACAAGGCAAGACAAGCTACTCACATAACGTGCGGCGCGGGGCCAAGGTGCTGACGGGCTACAACATTCGTCGTTTTATTGACATCGTGCAGGCAATGCGACGCGTCGGCGTTGCCGAGTTCGATCTTGCGGTCAGCGACGAGTCGGGGCGTTCGTTGAAAACTGATGCAGGCGTGCTGCTGGCACCTGGAGTCAAGGGCCTGATAATGCCGGTGCGCCTCGACAAGTACGAGGTGCCAACGTGGGCGATGGAGCCGGATACGGGTTTTGCTGTCTCCGCCCAATCCGCCATCGACACCATCGACCGGATCAACAAGGGCCTGTCAGAAAACCAGTATTCCGATCCGTTGTTTCTGACGCCGCTGGCAAAGCTCGCGTTGCAGATCGCCAAGCGTTTGATCCAAGCCGGCGTCGCGGTTGAGCAGGCAATCCGTCAGGCGATTGCAGAGGCTCGCCAACAGCTACCGAACGACACGGCAAATGATCAGGAGCTTGAGGCGCGGTTGGTGGAAGACGCGCAGTACACACAAGCTGTCGCCGCTGGTGACATGGAGACGGCCCAGAGGATGGTCGATGAGGCGGCGAAGGCGGCTGGGTATGACGCCCGTCCATATTACCACGGAACCAACGCCGTGTGGACTGAGTACGAAGACGTTGGTGCTACGACAACAGGCGGAAGAATGTTGCGTCGAGACGTTCCAGGTGCGGCTCCCATTTTCGTTTCGAGCGACCCGGATGTAGCAGAGAGCTATGGCGAAAACGTCAAGAAGCTCTACATCAACTTTGGTGCTCCCGGAAAACAGGTCACCATTAACGCTAATGGAAAGACCTGGAGATCGGTTTATGACCAAGTCGCGAACGCGCTCAACGAAGGCGCTCAATCGGTCTTGGTCAAAAATGTGATTGATTCGACATTTCAGGCAGACCTCGTTCCGTCTGATGTTGTATCTGTAATTTACCCGGAACAAATCAAATCCGCCGACCCAGTCACCCGCGACGACGCCGGCAACGTCATTCCGCTGTCTCGCAGATTCCAATCCAGCACCGCCGACATCCGTGGCACCCAACCCGACTCCGTCGAAGCCATCCTCCAGAAGGTCATCGCCGCCACCGACACCAAGGGCAAAGCCTTCGAGGCCGTCACGGCGCTTTCCAACGCGGTTCTGAATCAGGCCGCCCGCATCGCTCTGGCGATCTACAAAAAAACCAAGTCTTGGCTGGCTGCTCGCGATGCTGGCATGGACTACATCAAGTCCCACATCCAGCTGCAAAACGAGCCGGAGACGGCCGCGAACTTCGAGGAGTTCATCAAGGGTGTTCCCAATCAGGAGATCCCTGCCGGCGCCCCGGCGTTGCCGCAGCCTCCAAGCCCCGCCGAAATCGTTCCCTCGCGAGGTCTGTTCATTGGCGACATCGAACGCGACACTGACGAGAACTGGGCGGCAGAGGCCAAGAAGTGGGTGGACTTCTTCAAGGGCAACTTGGAGCGCGCATTTCAGGTTACGTTGACCGCAGACATCGACAACGCGTTTCGCGAGTACGTCCTCTCCGAACTGCTCCAACGCAGCGAACTAGAGGTTGCCCGCGCCAAGAACGACGTGGACCTGCTGCGCGCCCTTAATCTACAGGAGCGCATCGCCAACGCCGAAGTCAAGCTGGGTGCTGTCACCGGCAAGGCCATGGCCGCCCGGCGACTTTCGCAGGAGCGGTACTGGTGGCTTCAGCCTGCGCTCATCTACCGAAACCTGATCCGCAAGCGCCAAGCCGAGGCCATACCGTTCCCGCAATTCGTCTCCCAGCAGGTTCGCCAATGGCTTCTCCAGTCAGGCCGGGAAGCCGTTGATCAGATGCGCGAAACCATGAAGCGGGCAGACGCGGTGTTTGCCCGCGAGTTCCGCAAGATCAAGCAGGTCCCGGGCGCTCCCGGAGAAGGCCCGATTGAAATCCGGTGGTCTGAGATACTGACCAAAGCCATCGACACCCAAGGCAGCATCCGCCAGAAGATGCTTCAGATCATCCTGGCCGACCCCCGCCTGCGAAACCTGAGCCCTGCTGGCATCGCGGAGATCACCAATCTGCTGACGACGGCGTGGGAACAAAAGCGTAACCAGATTTTTCGGGCGGAGTTCCGCAAGAAGGTGCCCCTGCCGACGGTCAAGGCGGACAACCGTGAAAAACTCTTCCGCGCTCTTCCGCGCATTCTAAGGTACTCGAACATCGCCCGCGCTACGCCGGGGGCGTTTTCGATCCTCGACGGACCGGACACCGCTCTGCTGTGGGAGCAGGCGTTCCGCGATGCCGTGGCGCCGGAGTTCGGTGTAGCCGAACTCAACGGGGTGACGGCCCGCAAGATCACCGAGTTGGCCAAGGTCGCGCAGTCCCGCCAAGGCATCAATCGCAACGAGATCATCCAGCAGATGTTCCGCCTTATGCAGCGCGAAGGCGGAGTCCGGTTTTGGGACGCGCTGCGCGATTATTGGTACGCCGCCGTGCTATCAGGCACGCGCACCCAAGTAGACAACGCGCTGAACATTCTCAACGGCGCACTGAACACGGCCATGTTTGCTGGTATGGCCAAGGGCGATGCAGGCCTTGTCACCTACAGTGCGCTCAAGGGCCTCGCGGAAGGCGTTCGCGACTTCTGGCCGATGCTTTGGAAGGGCGAGCTTTACCGCTCTGTCAACTTTAACCCGGACCAACCGGGCAACGCGCTCGAGGGCCTCGGTCAATCGCGCAAGCTGTTTGCCCGTGGCATCAGCCAGATGAAGTACGTAAGCCGCCTAATCCAGGCGCTTGATCACGTCACCGCCCTTATGTCCGACGCCACTGCGAAGGCCTACACCCTAAGCAAGGAATACGATTCCAATGCCGCCAGAAAATACCTGATGCCGGATGCTGGCATAGTTGCGGCCGCCCGCGATCAGGCAATCGCCGAAGGGACGCGGCCGGAGTTGGTCAACAAGCGGACCCGCGAAATCATTGAGTCCAAGATTCCTACCGAGGTGCTGCTGACTGCCAAGGAGATCCGCGAGTCGGTGACATTTACCGAGGTGCCGCAGGGGATCATGGGGGCCGTCTATGAGGCTCTTAACGCCGGCGCTCGCAAATTCCCCGCGCTGAAATTCGTCACCGGAACCAACTTCGTGCGCTTCGCCGCCAACTACACGAACGAGCTTCTGAACTACGCGGCGCCGGTGGCACTGTGGCGCTGGTTTCAATCCGCGCCTGGAAAATCCGAAGGCCCGCTTGGGCTGACCTACTCCCAGAGCCGCCGCGATCTGCTTTTGGCCAAGGCAGCCATCGGCACGGCTCTCGGCGCGTTCGCAGCTGCGTTGTTCCTCGGCGACGATGACAAGGAGGAGGATCGCAACATCGACATCACCGGGTCGTTCAAGTCCCTCGATCCTAATAAGCGCAAGCAGCTGCTAGCGGAAGGGCGCCAGCCGTACTCGATCCGGTTCGGCAACACTTATGTGTCCTACCGACAACTGGGTTTTGGCGGACTGCTTGGCGCCGTTGGTGAACTGCGCGATCGCCAGTTGTTTGCTCCGGAGAAGTGGTCCAAGGAATCCATCATCGACAAGATGCTTGATGCAGCTGCTGCCGGGCTTTTGATCGTCAAGGATTCGTCGGCGATATCCGGCCTGACAGAGTTCCTTGGGTTTGCCAACGCGTACAAGTACGACACCAACGAAGTCATCGAAAAAGCGGTGCCGCGTTACGTAGCGCGTCTGGCGGGATCTTTGATTCCCAACATCCTGAAGGAGGTCGATGCTTGGTCCGATCCGTCGATCTTCAAGGCCGAGGGCGGTAATCTGGGTTACGAATACTTCCTTCAGCAGGTGCCCTATGCTCGCCGTGATATTGGGCCGGGTCCGATCCTGAACGTTTTGGGCGAGCCGGCGGTCGTCGAACGCTATCCGTGGAGCCGCTGGGTCAAGGAACGCCGCGAGGATCTAGCTTGGGACACGCTCGGCCGCCTTGCCAGTCGCGGCATATTTATGCCGACACCAGCCATCACCGTAAAGGTCAACGACAATGGCACGCGCCGCGAGCTTACCCGAGACGAGGCCTACGCCTACCAACGCACAGTTGGCCAGGGTTACCGCAAGTTCATCGAGCAGAACTCCAAGCGCCTGCTGGCATTGCAGCCCGAGCAGGCTGCTGAATTCATCGACAAAAACGCTGATCGAATCCGCCGCGACGCCCGTGAAAAACTTCAAAGGGGAGTGCGGTAGCTGCTTGACGCATTGCACCAGTTGCCATACGGTGAGTCCGTATGAGCAACCTCCAAGTCACCGTTCAATCAAACCCATCCCAACCTCTCAGCGCCTTCTCCTCGGAGCACGCGTTCGTCTCAGTGCAGCGCATGGCCAAGGCCCTGTGCTCCAGCACGCTCGTCCCGGACAGCTACCGGGGCGAGGCCAACCTCGGCAACTGCATCATCGCCCTGGAACTCAGCCAGCGCATCGGCGCCTCGGTCATGGCCGTGATGCAGTCCATGGTCCCCATCCACGGCAAGCCTACGTGGTCTGCCGCGTTTCTGATTGCCACCGTCAACAGCTGCGGCCGGTTCTCCCCCATGCGATTCCGCTGGGTGGGCAAGGAAGGCACCGACGACTGGGGATGCCGCGCCTTCGCTGTCGAGCGCGAGGGGAACCTTGAACTGGTCGGCGCCTTGGTGACGATCGGCATGGCCAAGGCCGAGGGCTGGTACTCCAAGAACGGTTCCAAGTGGAAGACCATGCCGGAGCAGATGCTCCAGTACCGCGCCGCTGCGTTTTGGACCCGCGCCTACGCGCCCGAGATCGCCTTGGGTATGCACACCGCCGAAGAAATCCAAGACACGCCACAGGCCCAAGAGGTCGTTCGGCCGACGGTCGTGGACGTGACCCCAACGCCGCCTGAGCCCAAGCCCCGCAGAAAGAAGCCGGAGCCTGAGCCTGAGCCGGCACCAGTCGCGGTTGTTGAGCCCGCCCCCGCTCCCGCCCCGGAGCCCACACCCGCACCGGAGCCCGCCCCGGCCGAGGACACCGTCGATTCCACCCTTGCCCAGATCGGGATCACCTACGCGCAGCTGAAAAAGCTCGCCACCGATCTTGAGTGGTGGACCGATGCCGACAGCTACCCGACCACTCAGGATCTTCCCCCGGAGATCCAGCAGTGGGTCATCCGAAACAAGCGTGGCATCGCTCGGGCGGTGGCGAAGGCCGGAGGTGCGTTGTGAAGCTCGTTCACCCCATCGACGTAACCGCCTACCGCAACCACCCCGCGACCAACATCTCCAGCCTCAAGGCGTTCTCCCGGTCTGCCCTGCACGCGCTGGCTGGCTTTGAGGAAGAGAAGGAGCCCACCGAGGCCATGAACCTCGGCAGCCTGCTCGACCACAAGATCCTCGGCACGCCTTACCTCTGGACCACGTCGCCCTACGACGACTTCCGGACCAAGGATGCACGCGCTTGGAGAGACGACCAAGAGGTGCGCGGCGTGACCGTGTTCAAGCAAGAGGCGATCGAGACCGTTGCCAAGATGGTCGAGGCCGTCCGCAGGCATCCGGTCGCCGGCAGGCTGTTCTCGGAGCCCGGCCGCGCTCAGGTCGGGATGTTCGGCGAGTTCGAGTCTTGTGAGCGCAAGGGTCTGATTGACTGGCTGCCCAACAGCACGCCGGTGATCGTTGACTTGAAGAAAACAAGGGATGCTAGCAGCGTCGGTTTCCGGCGCCAGATCGGCCAGCTGCGCTACGACGTGCAGGCCGCGTTCTACCGGGACCTGTACCGGGACATCACCGGCGAGACCCGCGCTTGGCAATGGGTCTGCGTCGAAGACCAAGCGCCCTACGCGGTCGCTGTTTACCAGCTAGGAACAGAGTCGCTCGACAAGGCCAGCGCCACTTGGCAGTCGTGGATCCGCCAATGGATGGTCTGCGAGGACACCGACAGCTGGCCCGGTTACAACGGCGATTCGACCGAAATCATCGAGAGCCCCAACTACATTCTAAAAGATGAAAATCTCTCGTGAAGCCATCGAGCGCGTGTTGGGCAAGCAGCCGCCGCTGCCAGCAATCGCGTCTCTAAAGGGGCCGCAGCGGACGTGGTCCGCGATCGGCAAGGACGAGGCCGGGATCATCGTCAAGTTTGCCCGGAAAAACCGGACCCATTCCTACAAGGAGTTGGCGAAAATCTTTGGGCGTTCCGCCAGCGCAATCTGCGCGCTACTAAGAAGGGAGGGAGTCCGATGAACTCCACCATTGCTTACGCCGTAGCGAAAGGGTGGATCAAGTTTCCGGAGCCCGCGCCGGTGCCGGCACCCAAGCCCTTGGAGCCTGCGCCGAAGCCTGTGTTAGCATCGAAAGAGCGGTTCGACTGTCGCCTTGCGTGGCGCCTGTGGAACCAAGGGGCGACCCTGACCCATGTGGCCAGGGCTGTCGGGGTGAGGCGCAGCGCCGTGATGGCGGTGATTCGGGAGGGTAAGCCGGCAGATCGCTAGGATTCTCGAATGAAAATCACTCTCACATCCGCCGAGGTTGGTGCTGGCGTCAGGGTTGGAGGACTACGTCACTACCAAGCGGTGCTACGGCATTGCGAAGAAAAGTCCGATATGCCGGGAGCGGATGGTTGGTCGCACCACATTGAGGGCGCGCTTGGCGAGATTGCCGCTGCAAAAGCTCTCAATATGTACTGGCCGGGATCGGTAAACGCCTGGAAGGAGTGCGATCTGGAGGGCATTCAAGTCCGCACCCGAAGCAAAAGCAGTTACGATCTCCTCGTGCGCCCCAACGATGCGGAAAACTGTGTTTGGGTTTTGGTGACCGGAGGTTGCGGCACTTATGATGTATCCGGCTGGATTAGCGGACACGATGCGAAGCAGGAACGATTTTTCCGAAGTCCAAACGACAGGGCTCCAGCCTATTTCATTCCGCAATCAGAGTTGAAACCTATCGAAACATTGACACATGACCTTCTCCCAATCCGGCCAGCTACCGGCCCATCAGTACTGCTTCGTTGACGCTGCATTCATCTCCAGCCAGACCGGCTTCGTCCCCTGCGTCTGGTTCGGTCTGGTCTCAATCCCGGGCCGCGCCTGGGGCTGTACCATCATGCTGGAATGCGGAGCGGTCTACCGGGCGGTTCCACCGCACGCGCTGGCATTCCACGACGAACCAGAACTCGATTGGCAGATCCACCACGCACAGCGGTGGGACTGCTATGGTCGGGACTTCTCGACAATCGAGTACACCTACCTGCGCGGGACAACCGTCGAGGCCAAGGCCGGCGACCGACTGCGAACCGGCGAGTACCTGTTTACCGCCGCACCCATCGACGACGGATTCTCCCGCCAACCCGATCAGGCCAAGGAGTTCATGTTCCTACGCTTGGACAACGGGCGCCTGACGATCCAACCAACCGACAAGGTTCTCTTTCACGAAACCAGTTTCGCCACGCCTGAGTGGCCTACGCACCTCCACCCCACAACCATCACCTACTCATGCGAATCCTGAAACACTTCGGCCGTCCTGCAATTCCGCTCTGGCATCGACTGGTCATCCGTTGGTGCCCTAGGGCAATCTCTGACCGGGCGCTGGTCGAACTGTTCCATGTCTCCATCACCACAATCCGAAAATACCGATATTATGGAGGAGTGGAAAGAAATCGCCCATCTGCTGGCCCAAAGAATAGCCTGCGGGTGCCAGCAGCCAGACCCGTGCTGGACGTGCCGCCAGGTCCTCAAGCGGTTTCAAACGCTGAAAGATGAGGAATCCCTCAAGGAGCACCCTTCGGATCCCGCTGACAGGTAACCGGGTTGTCTTGGTGGACTTTAATCGGCTCGACGACCGGGCCTACAAGGACGTCATCGGAATCTGCGTGACGAACTCGCAGGCGCCCGAGACGCTCCTGGCGAATCTCCGGCGCGTGCCCGGCGTGCTGGCAGCGCATTTTGAGTAAGCGACGTGGCCGGGGTGGTTTTCATTGTTTCCCACCCATCGGACTGGTATCGCCTCACGCCCTTCGGAATGGATCACCCGAGGGGCGGCTCTCACAAAAAACCCCGGAGACCTTGCGATCCCCGGGGGTGACAACAATCAACCTACAAGCAGCGGCATCCTACTCCTTCAGACCTTTAGCCGCAAGGGTTTTTATCACCGCCGCAGCCAGTTCCTTCGACGGCTTGAAGTGAACCTTCGGTCGTGGCGGGATCGCGATCTCAACCTCAGGCTTCAGAGGGTTCCGGCCAACCATTGGAGCCGACCAACGCACCTCAAACTGGCCGAACTCCGACACGTAAAACTCCCCTTTCAGGATCTCCTGCCGCATCAAGTCGATCACGCAGTCCACAACCTGCCGGGCGTGAGGCACCAACAGGCCGCATTGGTCGGAGACCCGTCTGGCAATCTCAATCCGTTGCATGGGGTGCTTCTTGGGTCTGTTCTTTCTGCATCCGCACCATCTCCTCAATGGCGCGCTTGGCCACCGCACCTGCCAGCAGCGCCGGCGTTGGGCACGTCTGCGTGCCGTCATCTGGCAGCGGCGGGTCGGTCTGGACCGACAAATGGAACCCTCCCTCGGCGTCCTCGATCTCGATCATCACCTTCATGCGCGCCTCCCTTCCACTTGGACCACGCGGGGGAACGGCGGCGGGTTCTGCGCCGACCGCTTGATTGCATCCACCATCGCCGGGTTGGTCACCGGCTCGACCAGCTGCGGCTTCACGACCTGCGGCACCGTGGTGTTTCCTCGGGGGCCGTTCACGACGATGCCCTGCACGCGCACCACGCGCCGCTTGTTGATCTCCTGCATGGCCTCGGACCGGCGGCTGCGCTCCTCGTTGGTGAGGGTCTTCGGGCGCCCACGACCCCGTCGCCCTAGCGACGACGCAGCTTGACTGACTGCCGGAGGCACCAGCGGCGCCCCCTCGTTCGGTTGGTTTTGGTTTTCCATATCTCTCCCCGCGTTACTGGCGCGGATCGGTGCCGCCTGCGAGGGAAGCACCCATCCGAGCCCGAGCGCTATGTTCCATCTGAGCCCGCACCCGTTTCCAATACCCACCACCGGGTTTGCGCCACCCGTTTGGTCCCCTGTGCCAGATCATCGCAAGATCCCGGTCGGTCGGCGGTCGGCCGATTCGGGCGCCCCAAAACCCTAGGTACGACTCAGCAACTTTCGCCGCGACGACTCGGTTGGTCATCTCGGACCATCGGTAATTCGCCCCGACGACTCGGTTCACGTCCGCGACGACGCAGGGGCGCACCTGGAGCGCACCGAGTTCTCCGTGACGGCCTCGCGCCTGGTCGTCTCCCCCGGATTCCACGGCGATCAGGGCTGCTAGCAATTCAGATTTCATCGCAGGCAAAAGGGGAGGGCCTCACCGGAAGCCCTCCCCGTGAATGGTCACACCGTAATCCGTTTCACGCAGTAGTCAACTGCCAAAACGATCAGGTCGCCAGCCATCCGCGCCGTGAGCGGACCTGACCGGCGACGAAGACAGCCGGCGATGAAATCCTCGGTCCCCTCGGGCAGACCGATCCCGCGCCTGTGAATTTCCCGCGCCACGGTCAGGGCGTCGTGTGCGGCCAGCACCGGCCCTCGCACGGCGTCAGGGCCGACCTTGGCGGCCAGCCGGGCAGCCGTCGCTGCCTCTAGGCGGGTCACAGGTCCTCCCCGGGCAGGTGGTTCAGACTCGGCGGCCGGTACGTCGAACCCGCGACGATGTCCGCATCCGGGTACGCCGCCTTAGCCTCGTCCAGCGTCTCGAAATCATCGACCCAGATGCGGCGACTCTGACCCTCCAGCACAGATCCGCGCCCATAGATCCCATGCTCGTAGACCGTCCAGCGGTTTGTGGCGTACGTCGCGCCTCGGCCTCGTTCGATGGTGTGCTCAGGCACGGGACACCTCCGTCCTTACAGCGTGGGCCGCATCCCGACGCAGGTTCTCCAGCAGGTCTTCGTCGATGCGCCCAAAAACCTTCTCTGATGCCTCGACGAGGATCGCGACCCGATCCAGCGTGTCATCGTAGTTCACCTCGTTCCAGTTTTGGCCCTCGGCCTCCGCATCAGCGACTCCGATGGCGGCGACCGCGATGCGCTCCGACATATTCACGGTGCCAGAACGCTGAATGCGAGCCGACAACTGCGAGGCTGCAAAACCCACGTTGAACTGATAGCTGGCCGTGAGCGGCACCGCTTCTTCCTCGTCCAATCCCTCGGCCTCGCAGTACTGCGTCAGGCCCCGGTCGTACCCCGCTTTATAGGCCGACCCCTGAGGACCGGCCGTCTTCCGGTACGGGTTGGCGTAAACCCCTCGGGTCAGGCCGTCGCTGCGGCCCTTCTCGTAGGCGGTCAACACGCGGTTCAGGTCTCTCGGGTTCACAGGGCACCTCCCTTCGCCTTGGCGATGGCATCCTGCGCCTGATCCCAGAGTTCGATGGGCATATCGTCGAACTCTCCATCCATTTCCGTCCACCATTCGAGGATATCGCGAAGAGATTTCAGCAACTCAGGCGCAGCTGCGATCAACCGCGCATCAGCCACCATCGGTGGCGTCGGCAGACCATCGTGGGTTTCCGACCACGTCTGAGCGACGCAGGTTTCGCTGCCGTAGATCGTGCATCCTTCTGCGCGCCACGGGCCGGGAGTGTATTCTGGTTTCATTGTTTTCCTTCCTGTGTTTTCCGCCGGTTGATTCCGGACAGAGAGGGCCCACCCCGTAGGGTGAGCCGTGCTCTATCAGGAGGCGACCGCTTCCTCATCCGGTGCCGGGGCGTGCGCTAGCAGCCCAAACTGGCCCAACTCATCGGTCAACCCGCTTCTGCAAAACTCCCGCAGGACCGTCTGGTGTTCATTCCACCGCCGCAGGGACGCCACCACGTCAGCCGTTGTCTGCGACTCCTCAATCCCGGGCATCGGCACCCACTCAGTCCGGGTCCCGGTGTTCTGGTGCCATCGCTCGACCAGCACCCCGACGACTACGGTCCCGTTCCGGTAGTGACGCATCTGGAGATCGCAGCGAACGGACGGGGCGCTGTTCCCGACGCCGTCGCCCCCGTGACCGCTGGTCTTGATGGTTGCGCCCGCTTGCCACCACTCGCCCGATCCGTCGATGCCAGCGGCGGGTCCCTTGCGGCACCGGGCTGAGATGATGAGTTCCTTCAATGTTCTCATGTTTTTCCCTTTGGTCAGTCCTTACTGGGGACCGATCCGCAGGGGCCCCGCCTGTCACGCAGGGCCCCTTCGGGTCAGCCAAGGATGGCATCGACGAGCAACCAGACCACCAGCCCCACGACGACGCCGCCGAACAGCACCAGCGTGGCGGCGGCCAGACGGTCCCGGCGGCTCACTCGGCACCTCCCAGCGTCGCCGGTTCCGACGCCACGGCCAGCAGTTCGACGCGCCCCTGATGCTCCCGCTGCATCCGGGCCAGCTCCTGCATCCCGGCCTCATCCCACGCCACGGCCACCGGGCGCATCCCGCCGGCGATTTCCCTCGCACGACTCCGCATCCGTTCCGGCAGCCACGCCACGGCCCCGGCCGCAACCTCGGCCGGGATCGGCAGGTCGCACCACTCGCCGCCGACGCCGCCGACGAGCACGCCCCGGCCGGCCAGCAACTGCTCGCCGCCCAGCACCCAGAGGTCCGGCTCGGCCACCAGCATCCCCTCCTCGTCGATCCAGAGGTCCGCCCCGGCCCCGCACCCAACCCGCTCCAGCAGGTCAGCGCCGATCCACTCCCGGGCTGTCTCCCACGTGTCGTTCGCCGGCGTGACCGTCCGGGCCGCCGGGTCGATTCTGAGCACCCGGGCACGCACGTGCCGGGGGTTCTGTTCCTGTTGTTCCATCGTCTCCTCCTCCTATCGTCCCGGGATCGGCCCGGGGCCGTCGGCCCGCATCTGGGCAGAGAGGGCCGGCCCCGCAGGGCCCGCCGTGCTCTGCTCAGGCCGGGATCCCCAGCACCGCCTCGGCCTGTTGCCGGAGCCATGCGGCCCGGGCCTCTGGCTTGATGGCCGACAACTTGTCGGCATCCAGCACCACGTCCCCGTCGGCCACGGTGACGGCCGCGCCGTGGCCGTAGGAGGACGGCAGGTCCGGCTGGGTTTCCAGCCACTTGAACGCGACCCGCCGGAACGCCGACGGGTGCATCCCTGCCACGATGCGCGGCAGGTCCAGCGGCTCCTCGGCCGCCTTGAGCCGGTGCCGGATCTCGAGCACCTTCGCGCCCCACGCCACAGCGTAGGAGACGACGACCTCAACCCGCACGCCCCGGGCCTCCAGCACGTCGGCCGCCGCCGCCGTTAGAACCGCCGCACGTTGCAGGTGCTCCTCGCCGACGTGCCACGCCACCCGGCCGCCCAGCAGCAGCCGCACAACCCGGCCGGCTGCTGGCACGTGCTCCGGCTCCCATGCCATCATGTTCTCCGGCTCGCCCGACAGGAACCGGGACACGTCGGCGTCGTCGCCGGCCACGTCCCAGACCGGCGCCGGGCGCTCAGTCGAGAGGGCCTCGGCCATCTCGGCTGCGATGCTCGCGCTCAGGGCCCGGGCCTGTTCCGCGCCGGCCGGCCAGCCGTCGCGCAGGAGCGCCTCGGTCTCACGATAGGACCGGGTCCCGGTAAACTCCCGGGTCCCCTCCTCGCTGCTCCGGCGCTCCGGGGCCATGCGGGGGCCGGGGCTCAGGAACGCCGCAAGGCCGTCGCATTCGATCGTCGTTCGCTGTTTCACAGGCCGATCTCCTTCTCAATCCGGGCCCGGGCATCGGCCGGCATTCCGCGCCACAGCACCATCTCATCCACCCAATGGATCCCGACGCCAGCCGCTAGCAGCGCCGCACCTGCGACGGTCGCCCGGGGGCTTACGACGGCCCGCACCTGTTGTTTCTCGCACGCCGCCCGGACCAGCCGCACCCGGGCCAGCCACGATGTCGGGTTCCACCGGCCGCCCTTCGCGATATCCAGCGCCGGTGCCGGTGCCGGGAGGCCGATCAGGGAGGCCTCGAGGCCCTCGTCGATCGGCCAGTCCAGCACCGCGAACCGGTCGAGCGTCGCGGCGTCCAGCTGGTTCCGTCCGACGTACTGCCGACTGGCTCCCTGCCCATACGTGTTGGCGCCGGCCACAACCAAGAACTTGGCGTGCCTCCGCACCATCCCGGCTGGCGTGGCCATCACGTCGCCGGCCAGCGCGGCGTTCAGCACGGTCAGCACGCCGGCGTTGCCGGCGTCCAACTCGTCGAGCAAGAACAGGCCCCCGTCGCGGTAGGCCGCCACGAACAGCGATTCCCGGTAGGTCCCGCCGGCGTCGATGAACCCAAGCAGGTCGCTCTTCGACGTCTGGGGCCCGACGCTGACGCAACTGAAGGCGAGCCCAAGGGCCTCGGCCGCCGCCCGGGCGGCCGTCGTCTTGCCGGTCCCGGCCGGCCCGACGAGGAGCACGTTGACGCCCACGGCCAGCGTCTGGAGCAGCAGGGGGAACCGCTCATGCTGGCGGCCGATCTCGACTTCCGGCCGGTCCGGGATCTGGACCCGGATCGTGGGCGGCGCCGGGATCTCCTCCCGGATCAGGGCCCGGACCCGCTCCTCGTCGATGCCGGGCGCCGGCATCAGGGCGGCGAGGGCGGCCGTGAGTTGCGCCGCCGCGTCGGCCACGGGAGCCACGCCTGTGGTCAGGCCCTGAATCAAGGCGGCCCTGCTCGCCCCTGCACGCCACGTGCCGGAGCCGATGTTGCGTTGCTTGGCCTCCGTGCGGAGGTCCTGTACCGTCATTGCGTTGTAGTCCATGTTTGCGGGGTTCGTTGTTGTTGTTGTGCCTACCGTCGGCGCGCACGATGGCAGAAAGCGTTTTGCGTGTCAAGCCCTGATTCTCAGGCTGCTAGCAAAGCCTTGAAAACAGGGGCCGGAACGCGCATTATGGATGGATGCCAGCATTGGAAAACCGGGTTACCGGAGCAGACCATCGGAGCCTGACTCGAAGAGCGGCGAGGAGTCAGGCGGTGATCGGGATCGCGAGGGCCACGCTGCCCGGGCAGATGGTGCTGCGGCTCAGGCGGTCTGCGGAGAGGATGGCGGACCTCGTCGAGGATACAGCCGCACCTGCACCGGATCGCATCGCCGCCGCCCGGGCCATGGTCGCCGTGCAGGACCAACTCATCGACCTGCTCGGCATCCCTCGCCGCCCCGCCTCGGCCTCCGGTCGCCGCCTCGCCGCCCCCATGCTTGACGTGAGTCCGGGTGCCGCCGCCGCCCCGCCGGACCTGCCGGCCTGAGCAGGTGCTAGCACGCCTGCTCCCGCTCCCGCCCCGCTCGGTGCTAGCACGCCGGGACCCGGCCCGGACCGGGGGGCCTCGGTGCCTTGGGCCCGGGCCCGGGCGTGCGCGTGCCAATGGATTCCTTTGGCCCGGGACCGTCCCCACGGGTGCCGGGGGGCGGGGGCGCGCCGCCGGGACCGGTCAACGTGGGACCCCCTCCCAAATACCTAGCTCGAAAACCGCTTTGCGAGGGCAGGGTAGGGAGGGGTCTAGGAGGGGTATGACCGTACCCTCACCCTGCGTTTTCGCCCTCACTCTTAGGGTTTTAACATCTGCTAGTAGAGGGGTAGGGGGGTAAAGTCAACATTCTTGGTTCCAGCCAACAGAGCGCCGCTACGTTTTCCGCTTCCAAGTCTCCAGCGGCGTTCCGCCGTGAATTTGCGCGACCCCCTCCCCCCCCTCCTACTTTTGTCAAGCAAGCCAACGTTAAAAGCCTGAAAGTGAGGTCAAAAACGCAGGGTGAGGGGGGGGGCGAACCCTCCACGCACCCTCAACAGACCCCCCTACTTTTGACAGAATACGGATTACGTCCAAACCTCCGTTTTCGCTTCCTGAGGCGGTGCAATCGTCCAGCGGACCTTGCCGTTGGACTTGTTCTTATTAAACCGCTCTGGGTCCTGCTCATGCAGGCGCGCCAGGTATACGCCGCAGGCGGTGTTGAAGCGGAAGAGCCGGTCAGCCTCCCGGGCGTAGCGCGAGTTGCGTAAAAGCGTTTCGAGGTCAGCGGCGGTGCCTTTCCAGGAGAGGAACTCGTTCTCGAAGATGACGGCGTCGATGAGGCCGATGAGTTGGTTCTCTGGCGACAGCTGCATGAGTTCGTCGAGGATGGCCGGGTGCTGGTAGGCCTTGAGGCCGCAGCGGGGTTCGACCAGGTGCTCAGGCACGGTGAGGCCGTCGAGGTAGTGGGCGAACTGGGAAAGCTCGGCGTCGAGGATTTCCTTGAGGACCTCGATCTCGGGGCCGGGCCACGGGAGTGGGCGGCGGACGCAGCGGAGGATGATGAGCTTGTCCATCAGGGAGGGGTCGATGGGCGGAAGGACTTGGAGGTTCTCGGGCTCGTCGTTGAGAGAGATGGACATGGCCCAGATGGGGCGCAGGGTGATGGCTTGGCGGTTCTTGGGGTGGCAGGACTGGTTCTGGCTGAACAGCATGGATTTGATGTTGGAGCCAAGGGCGCGCCGGGAGTGGATGTCGCGGCCGGGGGCCTCGTCCTCGATGCAGAGGTGCTCGGAGGTGAACAGGTCGCCGTTGAAGTCGGTGGAGCCGGACATATAGCGGTATGGCTTTGCTATGCGACCGCCGAGAAGGCGCGTGATGATGGCAGACTGCACGAAGGACTTGCCGCACGCGGCAGGGCCGACCAGCGCCAGCGCCTGACTGGACCTCCAGGTGCCCGTCAAGACAGCCTGCCTGCGGAGAGAGAGCCAGAAGATGAGGCGCCAGTACTGGTCGTCGTTGAGGTCGAGGAGGTTGTAGAGGTAGGTCTGGATGCGGCCGGAGTCACCCGGGACGGCAGCCAGCGGAACGACGGAGCGTGTGACGAGGATGGTGCCGTACCGGCCGGCGCGATGGCCTGCGAGGGGGCCGGCGTACTCGATGAGGGTGTCGCGGGTGCGCCGGAGGAGTTCGCGGTCGAGGTCGGAGGAACCGGTCTGGTCCTTGACGTGGGACACGCCGTGCTCGGTGAGGTGGGTGCGGACGCGGTCGGAGTTGATCTGGGCGTAGTCGCCCCACGCGTTGCGGATCCACCACTGTCCGGAGTTCGGGTCGTAATGGAGGTCGTCGAGAGGGTCTGGGCTGGCCGCCTGCGGGGCAGCAGGAACCGGCCGTGGCGGATCGCCAGCGGCGTCGAGGAGGCCCTGGATGGAAACGCCGTCGGGGACGGGATCGGCGAGGTCCCAGCCGTCGGGAAGGGTGGCGGGGAGGTGGACGAGGCGGGCTGGCGGGATGCGAGCCTTGAGGTAAATCATGGCGTCGCGACCGGGTTTGTCGGCGTCGGGCCACAGGACGATCGGGGTCTGACGGTCCAGCAGCGGTTCGATGGCGGCACGGCCGACGCGCTTGGAGCCGCCCTGCCAGGTGACGACGACGTGGGACGGGAAGAGCTTTGATGCAGCAGCGGCGGTTTTCTCGCCCTCGACGATGAGGACGGGGTCGTTTGGGCGCCGGGACAGGAGGTGGAGGTTGAACAGGGGGACGGGGTCCGGGTTGGGCCAGCCCTTCCAGCGCCAGTGGCGGGGGTTGAGGGGGTCCGGCGGCGCGTCGTCGGGCGGAAGGAACCGCAGAGGAAGGGTGTCCTTGCCGCCGTCGGGACGGTCGAAACGGACGACGTAGGCGTGGACGGTTCCGTCCTCGAGGTGGTACGGCCACGCGGCCGAGCCGTAACGGTAGGGTTGGGAGGCGTCGGCGCGGTGGCCGTATTTGAGAGGGTCGAACAACCGGGCCGCCGGCCGGTAGTCGTCGCGGATGCCGAGGAAGTCGCGTGCCCACTGGGCGGCGCGGCCCTTCGGGAGGGTGAGGTTTTGGCCGATAAGCTCGAGAAGGTCGCCACCGTTGCCAGCGGCGTGGTCATACCAGAGGCCCTGTTTGGGGCCGGCGAGTTCGACGTAGCAGGAGTCGCCGGCGTCGCCGAGGGCGTTGCCGACGATCCACTGGGATCCGACCTGACGGCCGGCTGGGAGGAGTTTGGCGCAGAGGTCTGCGACGCGGACGGAAAGTGCGTCCGAGAGTTCGGTGAGGGTCATGCTTGTAGGTGCTGGGGAGGACGGTTACGGGATTGTGATCATAAAGGCTGGCGTGTGCTCGCCGACGTAGGCGCCGATCTGGTTGAATTCGTGGTACTCGACAGCCTCGTCGTGGGTCATGCCCGAGGACTGGAGGCGTTCGATCACGCGGTTGTAGTCGTAGACCACGAATTGTTCGGAGCCGAACCGGGCGGCCACGCCAAGAATGCAGTCGTCGAATCCGTCCATTATGAGCAGGTCCGGGTTGATCTCGGCAATTTGGTCAGGGGTCATAGGAAAAAGAGGGGGCAATTTGGCTGAAAAGAGGGGTACTTTCATCTGCAAGCAAATGAGCGTATCATCTTGCAGCTGATATTTTCAGTCGTGCTCGAGGTCGTACTCGCGTGCTTCCAAGAGCGCGATGCGGAGTTGCTCAGGTGTCGGATCGGCAGTGCCGCAGAGGATGCCGAGGCGTTCGTGGTAGCGGTAGGTCGCCTCCTCAGAGAGGCCGGATGGTGTCGGTGTCATAGGTCGTCGGTGTCGGAGACGGATCTGGCGATGATGGCGTGGCCGCCGGCGAGGTTGACCTGCTTGAGCCAGTTGGTCTGGTCAGGCCGGACGCGTCCGGTGGGGGTCTTGACCTCGATGGAGAGGAACTGGGCGATCAGCGTGCCGACCATCTCCGGGGTCACCAGAAGCGTGCGCCAGCCAATGAGGTCGCCGGAGCCTGGAAACAGACCCATGCGGACGTGGCGTGCGTCGTGGAGGAAGACGCCTTCAGGATCGTGCAGGGCCTTGCCGACGTAGCCCTCGCCGACTTGGTTGCGGAAGAGGCGGACGTGCGGGAGCGAGCCGGCCGTGCGGAGGATGTAGGCTTGGAGTTCAGATTCGGTCATGGGAGCTGGGTGAGCAGGGTAGGTTTGCGCTGCCTCGCCTGCCAACGGAAATAGGCCCAGCCGGGTTTGTATCCGCGCTTCCGGGCCAGGGCGCGGAAATCCTCGAGCGTGCGGCAGTTGGCCTCCTCGCGGCGCGACTGGCGCTTGGCCGCGATGTCCTCGATCGACAGGCGCTGGAGTTCACCATCCACCTGATCAACCTCACGTGAACCCGCCTCGCGTTCGGTGCCGCACTGCGGGCACGTCGTGCCGGTGAAGATGGCGAAGCAGTGTTTGCACTGCTTGGTCTCGACGGGGCGGGACTTGGCCTTGCGCTTCTCGCGGCCCTCAAGATCCCAGGCGCGCTCCTGCTCGGCCAGACCGTGTCGCAGGCAGTTGCCGACGTGGTCAAGGATGACCGCGTTGATCTTGCCCAGACATGGCCGGAGTGCGCGACCCAGCTGCTGAAGATGCATGGACAGCGAGTGCGTGGGTCGGAGCAGGATCGCCGCGTTGACCGCCGGCAGATCGAAGCCCTCTGAAATGAGTTCGCAGGAGGTCAGGACAAGGATCTTGCCGGACGTAAGATCGGCGACGCGCTGGCGGCGAACCTCGGGAGCGAGCGTGCCGTCGATGCTGGCAGCCGGGATTCCAGCGGCGCAGAATTGGTCGGCGACGTGCTGGGCGTGTGCAACCGATATGCAGAACGCTACAGCGCGCTGGTTGGGGCAGATGCGGCAGTAGTGTGTGACCGCGTCGCCAGTGATGCGCGGGGTGTCGATGATCTCTTCGACCTCGGCGCGGTCAAAATCGCCGGCGACCTTGGAGACTCGTGACAGGTCAGGCGTGTGCCGAGGCGCGTAGTAGATCGGCCGGGCGAGAAATCCGTTGTCAATAAGCCACTGGACGGAAGGTCCGAGAACCATGTGGTCGAACATGACGCCGAGGCCCCTGCCATCGAGGCGCTCAGGCGTGGCCGTGACGCCGATGAACTTGGCGTCAGGCCAGCGGGCAAAGACCTCGACGTAGGTCTTGGATACCGAGTGATGCGCCTCGTCAATAATGACCAGATCAGGGACCGAGGTCGTGTCGAGTCGGCGGCCAAGCGTCTGGATCGAGGCGACGATGGCCGGCTGGTTCGACGACGGTTTGCCGGCTTGTATGAAGCCGTGCGGCACGGCGACCCGCGACAGGGTGCCGCTGATCTGGTCGAGGATCTCGCGCCGGTGGGCGATGATGACCACGCGGGCGCCGCGTTTGAGGACCCGGGAGGTGATGTAGCTGAAGAGGACGGTCTTGCCGGAGCCGGTGGGGCTCACGACCAGCGGGCGCCGTGCGCCTGAACCGAACGCGGCCCGGATGTCGTTTGCCAGCTGCGTCTGGTATGGGCGAAGGTCCATCGTGAGCCGTAGGCTGCGTTCGCGGGCTTGACGTGTCAAGCACAAGCCACACAATACCGGCATGAAAAACACAATAAGAGTCAGTTTCAGATTGCCGGCTGATGTTGCCCAGTTGCTGGCGGAGGAAGCCGTGCGGTCGCGCCGCACAAAAACTGCGGTGCTGGTCATTGCAATCGAGGATTACGTGGCTCAAACCGGCCATGATTGCGCGCCTAAAACCACCTTGAAAAAGGTGTTGAGTCGGGTTGAAAAACCCGTTGACACCCAGCGGAAGCGGTAGCACGATTCCGGCAAGACAGAACACTTGGTTTCGTCAACCAAGCGCGAATTGGGCGCGTAATTCCAGTTGGCCAAGAGCGTCGAAGGGCGCTCGCCGGTTCCACGGCTCGGGCTCGCCGCCGAGGATGGATTGACGGTCTGAAAAGACCTGCAATCTGCCTCGTTGTCTCGGAGAGGCCGGTGAAGCAAAACCCGAGGCAGGAGAGCCAATATGGCCAACGGAAATGTAATCAGCTGTAAGCAGTTCGCTTCTTTCCTTGTCTCGCAGGAGCCTGTGTACGACAAGGAGGTGCTCAAGGATATTCGCCCGTTCGACGGGATGATCGGATATTACAACACGGGATCGTTCGACGCGTATTCCGGCACGCAACACACGTTCGACCGATTCAACAGCGTGTTTCCCAACGTCACGACAGAATGGGAAAACCCGACCGGAGCCGCCTGCACCGGAACGCCGTGTGATCCCGACGAAAACAAAATTGGTTGGGGCTGGACCCGAAGCACTTACGCGCTTGAGAAGCAGTCGTGGGGTTCGGACATCCTGTGCTTTGACCAGATAATGACGAAGACAAAAGCCAAGGAGCATTTTCGTCAGATCATCGACGACGTGTTGCGCCCGGCCACCAACTGGATCACCACGTACTACCTCCAGCGCAAAGCGATGGAGCTTTCCAGCTATAGCGCGTCTGGCATCAGCGGTAACGCTTTTGCTTGCGCTGCTGGACTACCTGCGGTGATTTACTCCTGGGTTGGCACCGGCTACACCACGCTTCGCGTGACGGACGCTGCTTTGGCCCCGATCACCGCTGCCTCGCTTGGCAGGTTGACTCCGGAAATTCTTCAGTCACGCGTCACCCGGCAGTATTTCTTGGGCGCTATCCAGGCTGGAAAGGAGGGCTTCGACTCTCTTCAACTGCACACGGACAAAGACACATTTAGGTATTTGCAAAAAACCAATGCTGCTTTGTACGACGCGTGGCGTTTCGGAGATTTTGCTCCAGCTGCCAAGGAGTTTTACAAGTACGGCTTCATGGGTTTTGTGGGCGACTTCATGGTTAAGGTACTTCAGTTCCCGCTGCGCTTTAACCCAACAGCAACGGCTGGCGAGTACACCCTGATCCTGCCGTATAAAAACGTAGCTGCAACCGAGGGCATCAAATCGGTGTTCAACGAGGACTACGACAACGCCCATTATCAGATCAGCTACATCAACAACCCGCGTGCTTTGCGCGTGTTGCCATTCCGCCCTGAGGCCGTTAACCCAAATATGCCGTTCATGGTTCGGGATTACGGTGGGCGGTGGAAGTTCGCGACCAACGATCTTGGTGCAGACTGCTCCGGGAAGCCGATCGACAACAGTCGCGGCAACAAGGGCAAGTTCATTGCGGACTTCCAGCTGGCTGTTAAGCCTGAGCATCCAGAATGGCTTGAGGCCATTTTCCACAAGGTTGATCGCGGCTGCATCGAGATCATTCCGACTTGCGAGGCTGACGAGGAGTCGTATTCCGCTCAAGACTACAACTCTGCGGATCCGGTGTGTTTGCCTGTCATTCAGTTCACCGCTATTGCCAACGATGCCGGCACTTACGTGATTGGCACTAACGGCATTTTGTGCGATGGCAACATCGTTACCAACGCTGGCATTAGTGTGGCCACCCCGGCGCTGCTTGTTGCGGCATTGCAGACTGTTTGGGATGCCGAGTTTGGCGCCTCCTCGGGCACCTGGAGCGTGGTCTCTGGCAATCTGATCCAGCTTGCAAGCAGCACGCTTCCGGCAACCTCTGAGGTTGTGCCCTGCACAAACGTGACCCTCGAGTTCTCGATCTAAACCACCACCAGACGGGGCTCTCCTTCGGGGGAGCCCCTGAGGTGCTGGCAGCCTTCCGGGATGTCCGGAATGCTGGCAGCCTCTCACCAAAGGAAAGGATTTAGCGATGTACGGACAAATGATGGGCAAGCGAAAAATGGACGGCATGGGCCGCATGGGCGCCGAGGTCGAGGTCGTTGAGTTTACCCCGCCCGCAGAACTGCGCCTTGAAGGCGAATCCGGCACCGCCATGGTTGATTGGCGCACCACGCCGCGTGGCACCATCGAGATCATCGGTTTCGACGGCGTTACGTTGGGTGAGTCCGGCCGCCAAGACATGGAGGAGGAGGTCGTCGAAAACGAGATGGACGACATGGAGGAAGAGGTCTGATATGCCTGCTCTTACGTCCTCTGAAATCGCCGCCCTGAGCGGTTGTTTTGACTGCCTGTCGCCTGGCGTGAAGGAAAGCTTCATGCTGGTGCTGCTCCAGCAGATTCAGGCGTCCTCGGCAGGCGCGTCCCTAACCACGACGAGCACCGGCGGCCTGCGTACCGCGACCGCCGCGTCTGCGGCCAATTCTGCTCGCAAACGGTTCACGCTCCAGAACCAAAAAAACGAGGAATTGTATGTGAAGTTTGGCACTGCCGCTACGGCTGCCGATTTTCACGTCGCGCTTGCAGCCCATAACCCCGGATCAAAACATTCTGAACCTTTGGTTTTTGATGGCTACGTCGGCGCCATAAGCGTCGCTCCGGTCGCCGGCAATCCTTCGTACACGTTTGCTGAATTTGTTTGACCTATGTCTACCCCATCAATTCAAACCCTAAGAAATGATGCACAGCAGGTGCTCAACCTGGACTCTATATCTGCGGTCCGGTCAGTAGTTGCCGCAACGCTGGCCAACGCCAACGCTGGCACTCCGCTCAATCCAAATCTTACGACGCAGCAGTTGTGGAATGAGTTTTATCAAATCGCCACGCAGCCAAAATCTGATATCGAGTCGATCATCGCCAACCAGCTGATGAAGTTTGCGTTTTCGCCGCCAGCTCCAGGCGGATCGAGCGCAAATCAACAGGTGATATTCAACGACGCTGGAGTGCTGGCAGGAGATCCAGACTTCTTGTGGAATAAAACCACCAACCTCCTGACAGTAGCAGGTTCCGCCACCATCACCGGCGACCTGACCGTTGATACCAGCACCCTGAAGGTCGATTCGGCGAACAATCGGGTGGGTATTGGGACGACGAGTCCGACTGTGCCTTTGGATGTCGTTGGGTCTGGCGATGGAGAATTGCGACTTCGTGCCGGTTCAGACACCTCTTTGATATTGTCTGAAACAACCGCCAACAAAAATTGGAAGATCAAACCCAGTTCTGGGGATTTGTACTTCCAGTATTCAGCCACCGGTTACAATACCGGCTACTCTTCATTGATGTCGCTGACCACATCCGGCAACCTCGGCCTAGGGGTTACGCCGAGTGCGTGGGGTGGGAGTTACAAGGCATTCCAAATTGCGAACACATCCCGGTCACTTGCTGCAACAGGAGCAGGATCAGGAGATTTAACGCTTGCTTTTAATGCTGTTTATGACGCTACCGATTCACGGTGGGAATACACCGCAACAGGTGACAAAGCCGGACGCTACTCTCAAACAGGCGCTGGCGACCACGTTTGGTACAACACAAATACAGCCGGCACCGCTGGCAACCCCATCGCCTTCACGCAGGCGATGACGCTGGATGCGAGTGGGCGGTTGGGTATTGGAACCGTTTCTCCGGGTGAGCCATTGACTGTGATTGGCGGTGGACCAACAAGTTCAACCGTCAACTTCTCTGGCGGTGTCGGTGGTTTTGATAACGCCACAATCGCTTCCGATAACGACCTCGTTTTTCAAGTTGACGCTAATAACAATGTCGGAAATCGATCATTTGGTTGGAGATATGGCGGTAAAGGCTACAGCGACGGAACTTTTTTGATGAAGCTGGATTCGAGTGGGAATTTGTTGGTGGGTGTTACCTCTGCCAACGCCAACGGCGGCGTTCTCCAGCTCAAGTCCGGCATCACCTTCCCCGCCACTCAAGTCGCTTCAACCGACGCCAACACGCTGGACGATTACGAGGAGGGGACTTGGACGCCAGTTGTCGCTGATGCAGCTTCTGGCGGGAATACTGGAACCTGCACCGTCAGCAGCGCAAAGTACGTCAAAATCGGCAGATTGGTTTCCGTTCAATGTGATATCCGCGCAGTCAACACTACCGGAATGACTGCTGGAAACACCTTTTTTATAAGAAATTTTCCGTTTACTGCTCAACAGGGTGGTAACGGAAACTTCTACACTTACAGAGTTGGAAGGAATGCTGCCACCGTGAGTTCTTCCGCATTCGTACCAGATAATGCATCTTCGGTTGTATTTTTCCTGTATTCAACCAATAGCGCGACAACAGATAATACTATACTTGTTTCAAATATAGTTTCAGGAACTTCTGAAATAATTCTATCTGTAACATACTTTGTCTAATCCCATGCTCACCGAACGCACCATCTTCTCGCTTTGCGAGGTTCTGCCCAACACGACGTTGCAGGTCCGTCTTGCGGATCAGATCGTCGATGGGGAAGCTGTTAAGGCTTCCACCTACCGCCGCTACTGCCTGACTCCCGGTTCCGACCTTACGGGTCAGCCGGAGCAGGTGGTGGCAATCGCCAACGCTGTGTGGACGCCCGCCGCCATCGCAGCCTACGCCGCTAGCCAAACCGCCAACACCATCACCCAATGATCGACCAGACTCCTACCGTGCAGGTTCAGGTGAACGCCAACAACTCGCTCTTTGTCACGACCGGCATCGACTACGACAAAGATGGGTCGATTGTCGGCTCTGAGATCGTCTCGCAGTACACGCTCAATCCCGGCGACTCGCTGGAAGGTCAGCCGTCTGAGGTGGTGAAGATTGCCAATGCGCTGTGGACTCCTGCGGTTGTGGAGGCTTACAAAGCGTCGTTGCCGAAGCCTGTGGTTGCGAATGACGAGCCGGTTGTTGATCCTCCGTCTCCGATCATCGAAGATCCCGTCGCATGATCAAGATCGAACTCAGCACCGAGCAGATCAACCAACTGCTCCAGCTCATCGACATCGCCATCAAAGCTGGTGGCTACCAGAACGCCAAGGTCGCCGTGCCGCTGGCCGATGCGATCCTCGAAGCTGCTAACGCCGCAAAGACCCAGTAAACCATGACCAACGAGCCGTCGAACAATGCTGTGACCGTTGCAATGGGCGCAGCCGCTGGCCTGACCGCTGCCTCGCTGGCTCCGGTCCTTACCCAATGGGTCCAGCTAGCGACCGCCGTGCTAGGGTTCCTGTGTATGGCATACGGTACCTACAAACTGTTTTTTAGAAAATGAACCCCAACATCGCCTCCCTCATCCGCCACGGT